GAAACAAATTGAAAAAGAACAACTAGACGCTTATCCTGTTATATTCTATCATGATGAGATGGCGTGGGTCGCTAAAGACTCTGATGCAGAACGAGTAAAAGAAATCTGTATTGAAGCATTTAGAGAAGCGCCTAAAGACTTTAATGTACAGTGCATGGATGGCGATGGTGTCATTGGTGACTGTTATGCAGACGTACACTAGAAAGGAAACGTTATGTTAGCAATAGTAGACGCTGATAGTTGCATCTATCAAGCTTCTTGGCAACAAAAATCTGTTAAAGAAGCACTTCGTAATTACAAAACACTATTAGATAAAAATTGGACTAGCCCTGTATGGCCTGATGAAACTGTAGTTTATTGTGGTGGTAAAGATAACTTTAGGTACAAGCTTTGCCCTCAATATAAAGCTAATCGTAAAGATCCACCTGAAGATGCTAAATTATTTAGGCCTCTTATGCAAGCGATTATTGATGAAGGCTTAGCTATACCCGCACATGGTATGGAAGCTGATGATATGGTTCGTATTAAAGCAATTGAGTGTGCTAAAGAAGATATTGAGCATGTTATTGTTCATATCGATAAAGACCTTGATTGTATTGCAGGTGATCACTACAATCCAAAACGCTCAGAGTTTTATCGGATTGATGAAGATGCTGCAGATCTTAATTACTGGTTACAAATGCTTAAAGGTGATCCTACTGACAATTTGCCTGGATTGCCTCGCATTGGTGAAAAGAAAGCAGCAAAGATGCTTGAAGGAGTTCCTATGGAGCGCCGGAAACATCGTGTGTTAGCCGCATATCGGGCTAAGTATGGTCGTGTAGACTGGGAAACTAAGCTTCTTGAGACTGCAAACGGCATTCATATTTTAAGGAGTCATGATGACTACTTCAAGATTTAATAATCATGAACGCTGGCGTAATGTAGAAATTATTCGCATTACTCAGTTTGATAAGCATGATTGGTGTGGAATTATCACTAAAGAGCATGGTGAAATTCGTTGTAAACGCCGTAATAAAAAGCGGTACAAGCTTAAGAAAGGTTATAAAGGCCCGTTGACTGTTTTCTTTTATAAAGGCAATACAGCAACAATTGCAGATGATCCTCGTGGTCATATTGAAGTTGAAAATCATTGGACTATTATTGAGCCTAAACTCTTTGATGAGTCACATTATGGTTTTCTTTATGTCATTACAGACAAGCGTAATGATAAACGTTATGTCGGAATTAAGACATTACACACTAGCTGGAAGGGGTATACTAGCTCTTCCTCAGAACTTAACGATGAAATTGAAAAGGCAGGTAAAGAAAACTTTGAGTTTAATATTTTATTTTCTTGTGAAATGAAAGGAGATCTTAGTTATATGGAAGCATTTATGATACTTAAAACACACGCATTGTGTACTGATAATTGGTATAATAAATGGGTTCATGAAATTAAATTTAAACCTGTTATGAAAAACATGGAGAGGCAAATTGAAATCGCCGAAGCGTACTCGTAATCCTTATTATAGTGATATTCGAAAGCACAGCGTAATCCCTTCAAAACAAAATGAAGTTCATGAAGATGAATGGGATGAAGATGTGTTAGAGTTATTTAATAATAAGCAACAAAAAGCACAACGAGTTAACAATTCACAAAAAGCACGACAGAAACGAAAGGAAGCTCGTCATGCCAAAGAAAACAGAATATACGGAGAGTAAAGAAATTGGCAAAACTAAATGCCCTGCTTGTCCGTCTAGTGATGGCTTTGCCGTATATGATGACGGACATGGCTATTGTTTTGTGTGTAATCATTATGAGCGTAATGTAGAAGAAGGAAAGGAAGAGGATATGCCTCTAGATACTACAAAAACTGCATGGGATATTGATGTATTCTTTGCAAATACTGGTGATGCTCGCGGTTGTCGTGAGCGTGGTATAACAAAAGATGTAGCAGAACACTATGGTGTTCGGGTATCGTATGATAGTGATCGTAATATTACTGCATATCATTACCCTTATACTAAAGATAATGTAATTACATCTTATAAAACACGGACTTTACCTAAACAGTTTAGTACCGTAGGAGAGTTTAAAGATGTCGAGCCATATGGTATTCAAAGCTTTAATGCTGGAGGGAAAAGACTCGTTGTCACTGAAGGCGAGTTTGACGCAATGGCGGTGGCGCAAGCGTCAATGGACAAATATAAAAAGATTTACCCGGTTATATCTGTTGCGTCTTCAAGCAACCTTAAAAGCCTTCTTAAATCACGCACTTGGATTCGCTCGTTTGAAGAAGTAGTATTATTCTTTGATCAGGACGATGCTGGCAAGAAAGCAGTAAAAGAAGCAGCTAATATTATTGGCATTGATAAAATCAAAGTTGTTAATGTAGCTGAAAATGATCCTTGCGAAGTATACACTGCTAAAGGTATGAAAGGTATCTATGAAGCTATCTGGAATGCACAGCCTTATAGTCCTGCAGGTATTATTGTAGGGCATGAGCCAGTGTGGGAGCAGTATCTTGCAAGGCGTTCTACTGAGTCTGTAGCATATCCTGATTGTCTTCGTGGTATTAATGAAAAGACTAAAGGTATGCGTTTCGGTGAGATCACTTTGTTTACTTCAGGTACAGGCAGTGGTAAATCTACTGTTATTAAAGAAATTGTACTTGATGTTCTTAGCAAAACAGAAGATCGTGTAGGTATGATTTCACTTGAAGAATCGGTTGGTGATACTGCTGAAAAGTTTATTCAGATGCAGTTGAAAACTAATCTACAAGAAAATGAAGTACCATTAGAGCAGCAGGAGGCAGCTAGTCGTGAAGTATTTGGTTCAGAAAAGCTTGTGTTATTGGATCATCAAGGCTCAGTTGGTGATGAGTCTCTTATTGACAAGATTGAGTATATGGCTCTCATGGGATGTCGATATCTTATTCTTGACCACATTACAATCGCAGTTTCTGAGGGCGCTGAAGGTTACTCTGGTAATGAAGCCATTGATAAAGTTATGTCTGATCTTCTTAAGCTTACTAAGAAGCACAACATCTGGTTGGGTGTTATCAGCCATCTGCGGAAAGTCCAAGGAGGCGGCACCACTTTTGAACAAGGCAAGCTGCCTGCAATGGACGATATCAAAGGTTCAGGTAGTATTAAACAAATATCTTTTGACATTATCGGTTTTGCCCGTGACATGTCAAATGAAAACGAATCAATCCGTAACACTATTAAGTTTTCGGTGCTTAAAAGCCGATTTACAGGTAGGACAGGGCCAGCTGGAAACGCTAAGTATGACCACAATACGACCCGACTTTCTTACCACAATGAAAATGAAGTTGACTTCGAGGTAATGTAATGGGCGAACAAGCATTGTATAATCAAATTGGTTTACTTCAACAAGAATTACAGTTAGCTAAAGCAATTGTAGAACATTTAACAAAAGAAAGAAATCAATATCGTAGTAAATCTCTTATGAGACAAAATAAAATTGAGGAACTCCAAAATGAATTACAAAAAGTCTATCAGAAGGAAAGCAATTAAAATCCAAAACACTGACTCAAAAGGTGGCGGTAAAATTAGACCTATGTCTGAAGCAATTGCTGCCGTGGAGAAATCAAATGACAGCGAAGCAGGTAAAGTACGATAACTTTTATATGGATGTAGCAAATCGTGTAGCACAAATGTCTTATGATTGTGATACACAGGTCGGCGCAATTATTGTAAAAGACGGTAATATTATTTCAATGGGCTGGAATGGAACACCAGCTGGTTTCCCTAATGAATGTAAGAACCCTCACACTGGCGCAACATTGCCTACAGTTATTCATGCAGAAGCTAATGCTATCTGTAAGCTAGCTAAATCAGGCATGTCAGGTGAGGGTGCAAGCATTTATGTTACTCTTTCACCTTGCATAGAATGTACAAAATTAATCTTGCAATCTGGAATAAAAGAAGTTATAATAGCTAAAGGCGATGATAAATACATTGATAGCTTTAAAATCCTAAAAGAGAAAGGAATGATTAGACTATGCGAGTCGAATTCAAAAGCATAGAAGAAATGCCTAACTACATTGCATGGATTGAGTGTAACCGTGACGACTTAGATGAAGTCTATGCAATGTTTCCTAAAGATAAATACGAAATTTTAGTTGCAATTAAACCCAACTATGATCCAATTACTTGTTCAACACAAGTATTATATAATCCACCAGCTCCAACTTGGGGCGTAGACGTATGGAAGCGAGAAGACTAATGGATGATATTGTAAATTATCTGATTGATCGAGTACGTAGTGAGGACGCAGGTGTTCGGCCTCGGCGTAATTTACAACTAATGCGTATGATTGATACTGATGGCGTAGATATGCTTGATCATATTATGGTTGATATGGTAGGGCAAGCTCGGAAAGTAATTCAACGTGCATTTAAACGTAATAAAGTAGAAGGTGAAGCGCCTATTACTCAAATCTCAATGGCAATTGGTAAACACATTGTTGAGAATTGGGATGAAACAAATGTTAATTTTAGAGACCATGTACGAGTCGGAGACTTAATTGTTGAAGGCTTTGTTATGTGTGAATATCTTACTATTTCAGTAGGACATCTTAAAAGTCGCAAGCCAGTTACTATTCATGCGACTAAGAAATGGGGCGAGCTAGAAGCTCTGGACACAAGGACTGTCTGTATTAGCGGTGACGCTATTGCCCCTATTACTTCTCTTATTCAAGCTAATGGTAAGAGTGTAATTAAAACTTGGGATAAATCTAAAGAGAAAAAGTTTATAAAATATCTTGATACTCCATTCGTTAAGGCTATTAATAAGCTTCAAAGCGTTCGGTTTCGGGTTAACACAGATGTACATAATGCAATCTTAAATAACTACGGTATGTTTATTAAAGATGAAATCTTTGATGGCGACAATGAGGAAGAAAACAAAAAGCTTTATCAACGACAAGCCTCAAAGAACCGTGAGATGAAAGAGATTATGGCTATTGCAGCTAAGTGGCTGCACAAAGACTTTAGCTTTTATCTTGATGCCGACTACCGTGGTCGTATTTACTATAGCGAACCATTCTTTAACTTCCAAGGTGCAGACACTGCTCGTGGTCAATTGCTTTTCTCTAAAGGTAAATTGTTTGATGGCGAAGCTAGCTTTTGGTTAGGCGTACACACTGCTTGTTCTTTTAACGAGTCATATCACATAGATGAAATTCCTAACTGGGTTACATCTGATTACCGTAATGTACTTGAATCTGAAGACCTTGACACTATATCAGTAGATAAGATGACACTTGAAGATCGCGCACAATGGACTCAACAACACATTGAAGAAATTGTAGAGTTAGGACGTACAGGCACTATATCTACCCTTGCTGAAAAGAATATTTCTTTTCTTGCTTGTTGTATTGAATGGTATAAGTACTCGATAGCCGAAGGTGATTACTATACACACTTACCTGTACCTATTGATGGCGCTAATAATGGGTGGCAACACCTTGGTGCAATGTCTAAAGATGAGTTAACTGGACGACTAGTAGGTCTTGTTCCTACTGATATTCAAAATGACTTCTATGTGCAGATAGCTAAGCGTCTGACTTTACGTATGCCTGAGTGGTTTGAAGAACGTAATATTCCAATGAAGCATATTCGTAAAGGTATTGCTAAGCGTGCTGCTATGACTCGCGCTTACAGTTGTGGACAAAAGAAAATGTCTGAGTCAATGTATAGCGATTGTTATCAGTATGGCTTTACTGGCACATACAGCATCACTGAGAGAGATTGCGATGATCTTAGTGGTCAGGTAATACGAGCTATCGAAGAGGTCTGTCCTGGGCCTCTAGAGACAATGAGATACTTACAACGTTTAGCCGACCAAGAGATAGCTAATTGGCTGGGTATGTATGGTACTGATCGTGGTCACGCTATTGAGTGGACTACCCCTTCTGGTTTTCCTGTTATCTACGAATGCTATCGTACACGACCCGCTAAAATTGACTGTTATGGATTTAACACACCCAACGGTGAGATTAGGTTTAAACACGTTATCAGAGAGAAAACAGATATCCCTGATCGTCGTGGTTTTATGTGTGGCATTAGCCCTAACTTTGTACATAGTATGGATGCTTCTCATATGGCTCTTACTGTAGCTAGCTGGGATCATGAGTTTGGCGCAGTGCATGACTCTTATAGTTGCCATGCTAGTGACGTTGAAGAATTAATGATTACTACTAGAGAAAAGTTTGTTAGTCTTTATGATAAGCCTAACTTCTATGACAATATTCCTTTTGGTAAAGGCTTTCCAGGGCCGACACCAAGAATAGGAACACTTGAAGTGTCAGATGTAATTGCTTCTGATTATTTCTTTTGTTAAAAAAAAAAATAACCCCCATAAGGTTTCCATTACGGATTCCCTATGGGGGTATTTTTATTTATTGATTGTTATACTGCATTGCAGTTTTACGTAGACGACCAGCGGCTGCTTTAGCTTGGCCTTCTGAGTAACCTTGTTTAATAAAGTTTGATACATTAATATTAAACATACTATCGTATGCGGCTCTATTAATCTCTGGTGTTCCTGCAAGTTGTGGATCTAGTTTTAAAGTGTTTACTAAATCTACATCAGTAACATTTTGTCGAGTAAGTACATTATAATTTTTCATTTAGTCCTCCTAATTATATTGTGATCCATCAAGTTTAAATAATGGATCTTTAAATACTCTAGCAATATTATTTTCTGCTTGACGATGTAAGGCCGATAACTCTGTTAAAACTTCACTACGTTTAATTAACTCATTTATAATTTGTTTTAACACTTTACCGCTAACACTTCCTGTTCCGTCAATATTCCAATAAGCGCCTTCACCTTTAGTGGCCTTACGTAAAATATCTTTCATCCAGTTAGGTGTATTACCTGTTGTCTCTTCAAGTATACCGTCTTCAGAAATAACTTTTGACTTTCCTTCGACTGTAAACGTTTGCATACGCCTAAGCTCGTCATGGACAGCCCTATAAATAGAAGCATCATTAAGCTCATACATTTGATTATCATTAATTTTGCTCATAGCTTTAGCTTTAGCTTGATTTAAACCATTATAAACAGCTTTAGTAACTGAATAACGTTTATTCATTTCAACAAAATTTCTGTTCATTGCACGATGATACTCATCCACTGAGCTGACATCTGTAATAATAGCATCATGCACTGGGATTAAAAACTTAACTCCTTTTTTATTTTCAAATGCAGCTCTATTAACTTGAATAACAGACTCGGCCATAATTGCAGCATCTATTTGTTGAATTGGTAAAACAGGTAATTGGTTAGCTACTTCTTGACCATAACGACCTCCCGGTTGAATGGTCCATTTATTAGTTTTAGCATCAAAGATTAATTTACGATTACGCATTTGTGCGCTACCTGTATAACGAGGCTTTCGAATAGTAATTTCTTGTAGCTCGTCTCCCATATCTACAGTTAATATTTCACCTGTATCATAGTATTCAGTAGAACCCATATAGATATTATTGCCCATTGGACCTTGCATTTCAGGAACTAGTCCTAGTAATGCCCAAGTGCGACCCGCTTTTTTGTAAACGGATTGATGTTTAAAGCTTAATGTAGGTGCAATTGTTCCTGCAATAATGTAATTAAGATCATTAATTGCTTCTTGTCGTGTGTAGTTGTAAGCTTCTAAGTCTAGCATTACACTAACTTCTTCGTTATCAATAAATGATCTAGCTGTTTCTTCATTAAAAAGAAAATGACGACCATATGATACTTCCATCAACGGTTGTTTTGAAAGTTCTTTAATTAACTCACGATTATCTTCGATCTTTAAGAAAAAGTTTTTCCAATATTCACGTCTTTCGTCAGATAACCCACCGCTTTTAGTAGCATAATCAATGCCTTGATTTAAATTTTGTGCAAAGAGTTTACGAACATCACCTAAAGGTAACACATTGTCATCAGAGGCATAGATAAGACCTGTGCGTGACAATAGATCGGCGTTTCCCATTTGCATTGCTTGAATAGCAATACCATTTTGTTTACCGTCATGTTGTGTTTGTGCTTCAGGAGTAAATGAGCCTGTAACTTTTGTATCAGGTGGTAATCCCATTTCGTTTAACACTGCTGCAACTGCTTGTGTTTGACCACGGCCTTGCTTAGACGCTAAATCAAAATTAGCTAAATCAATATATGATTGGAATGCATAGCCCCATTCACCTTTAGTATTTAACTCATTGAATAGATCTTGAAGAGAAGGATCTGCTGATAAAAATCCTGCTAAGTTTGCTTGTGGATCTGTCTTTAATGCATTAACTATTTTAATTAGCTTACGACCTTTGGCTACCCATTGATCATATTCAGCACCATCCATTGCTTTTTTAGTTGTGTTTAAAATAGCATTCCAACCCATGTCTTCGGTATCTACTTCTTGACCAGTTAAATCTCGAATCATAGTAGGCGTTAAAAGGTTGCGTCCTGTAATGTACAAAAAGTTTTCATACGTTTTAGTTGATCTATCTTTTAAAGGATTAAGGTAAGTTTTTTGTGCGCTACCTACAAACATACGAGCTAAGCTTTTGCTGTCTTGTGGGTTAAGCACTGTATTACGCACAAAGAAACGACCAACAGAAGTAGCATCCATAATTTTATTATAGAATACTTGATTTCTTTTGTTAAGGCCTTGAGTAATAATCTTAGAAAGCTTACGGGCTTCCATACGCATTACCATATTTGCTTGTGCAGTAGCTTGCCCTTCATCCATAGTTTTTAATGCATGATCACGAGCTTTAAGCCATTTGGCTTTATCAAGCCCCATTGTTTTAGCATAAGGCTGAGTAGAATAATCCCCTTCAGGTGCTTTGCCTCTAATGTCAACAAATTGTCTACCGTCTTGAGTTTGTCTAATTTGAATTACATTATTAACCATCATACGCGCAAATACAAAACGATCTTCCATTACTCGATAAGGTATTGAGCCTAAAATACTTTTAGCTAAATCAGCTTTTGCTGTATTTGGATCTGATTGATTTGTTTTAGATTGGCTACCTTCTTTACGACGACCACGCTCTCTTGCTCTAAAAGGCGCTGTAGTTCCTCCGATAGTTGGTGTAGCTGATGTATCAACTTCATTAGCAAAACCCATATCTTCCATAAGTGGTTGCATTGAGCGAATATAAGCAGCACCTTCATCACTAATTGCAATATAATCAGATTCGCCTTCTTGTTCAATTACTGAAAACATCCCTGTTTCAGTTAACACATTATTAAAAATTGCATTAGTAGCAGCAATAACATCTGAGCCTACTGATGCAGAACCGCCACCAAACCCTGGACGAATGTCAGGTGAGTCTTGTGCAATAGGATTTTCTGCAATGATATCAAACAAAGTTTGCGAAATACGATTTCGAAATTCATTAGCATCTAATCGCCTATCTACACTAGGGCTTAAATCTGTTGAACCAAAAGATTTACCTCGTTGTGTAATTCGAGTATCTTCTTTATCTAAAACATTTTTACCTTCAATAGCAATTGCAGTTGCTAATCCAGCACCAAGCCTAGTGCTTAATGTTCCTGTTTCTGAATCATACAAACCAAGACCTGATAATGTGCTTTGAATTTTATTATCAATTTCAGTATTACCAGTTAACGTAGGTAACATTGTTCTTGGGATAATCTGATTATAAGTATCAGCTGCATCAGCTAACACTTCAAAGTCTGTTTCAACATCAAGTGCAGTTCGAGTAATATTTAATCCATACTTATCTGTTTGTCCTTGGATATTTTCAGGATCGTATGAAGCAATAATCTCCTGAACTTCAGGTTTAGCTTTTAATTCTGCAGGTGATTCAAAGTCTAATGTTGCTGGCATTGTTTCCCCGGTTTCAACATCAACTTCTGGTTGTCTAATACGGGGTGCTGCTGCTGCTTGGAAGGCAGCTTCTTCTTCTGCAATTCGTTGTTTGTCTTCTGGATTGTTTGTAAATTGATTAGTCTCAATATCAAACACAGGAGCCATTGTATCTATTAAAGGCTGTGGATTTAATTCTGAGCCAGCTGTCATTGCCCTGTCAACTGCGCCTGAAGGATCAGACATATATGCAGGTTCAGTAGGGATATCTTGACGACCCTCTATTCCTTTGCGTTGATATAATTCGTCTACTGCATCAGGGGTTTTAAGAAAATCATCTCCCCTAGCTTGTTGAGAACGCAAGCGAGACATTGCTTGTTGTTCTTTTGCTGCTCTTTCTGCTTGTTTTTGTTTTGAACTTTTAATTTGAAAAGCCATTTAAATCTCCTAGATGGGTGACACCTTGGAAGTGCCACCCGTAGTTAATTATGTGTATTTTCCCATAAAGAAATCTCTAACATCATTACCTGTTGGCAATGAGCTATCTTTAAAAGGATTAGTTCCAGTTACACCTTCAGCTAATGCACCACGAAGTCCTGTTGCTGGTCCAATGTAAGGTGCAGTTTTAAATATATTTCTAAAACCTCGTTCACCTTCACCAGCTAACAAGTCGCCTACGCCACCGCCTAAAGTTTGTACATTTCTGATAGTTGGCCCTGCTTCGCCTAACGCTGCATTCATTAACCATTCCATACCTTCATCTCGTTGTGGATAAAGTGGATGAATTAAATCAACTACACGCTCATACTGACCTAATGCACCTGATGCATAAACAGCACGCTGAATATACCCTGACGTATCTAGGTAAGGGCTAGGCTGACCGAACTTAATCATATCTTTAAGTAGTTGTGATGCACCGCCTAATGCCATTAGCATAATAATTAAAGCAAATGTGTCATACTTAACTTTAATATTGCCTCGTCTTAAACCTCTATCATATAGCTTTGGAATAATATTAGCAGTAAATGTACTAATAAAGCCGTTAAACTGTGTGATTAATTGGAAGTGAGGATCTTGAAAAACTAATGGACGATTAGAATGACCCGGCATTTGAATACGTTCATGAACATAACGTTGAATTGCATTACTCATTTCATCATGAATATAACTTTCTAATTCTGATAAATTATTAACGTATAATTCAATTGCTTCACGACCTTTAATATTAGGAATTTTACTACGTAATGCTTTACGTAATGCAGCCTCTCGTTGAGTAGCAGGTCTTGCTGCAGCTTCATCTATTTCTAATGCAAGATCAGTAGCCATCATACTAGATAAGTTAGAATTAACACCATCTGTAATGTTAAGAAAAGAATCTCTTGACATAGAATCAAGATCTTCCATTAATAACATCATTCGATCTACATCAAGGCCTAATGAAGTTAACTGTCGGTAAGCTGACATTTCTAGTTCATTAAATTTATCAAAATTAAAACCATAAATACCTTTATCTTCGGCATCTATTTGATTTAATTTTGTAGGGGCTAACTCTAAAATTGAAAAAGAGTTTTTAATTGCATCTAAAGCAATTACTGAAACAATTCTACGTTGTAACTGAGTAATACCCTGGATACCTACGCCTTTAAAGAAAGCTTCATGCAATCTAGCAAATGCTAAATCACGTTCACCTGTTGCTAGCCTATCAGCAATAGTGTTTGCATTAACGTCTAGCCCTACTGCTTTAACTAACTCTCTGCCTTTATTTGCTTCTGAGTCTAATGCTTTATTAAACGAAGTAGAAATTTGTTTAATGAATTGATCAGTTGAATTCTTAAACATCTCATCATCTTTAACATCAAAATAAATCATTGCAAATTCAGGCAATGAAGCTGGCATTGATAAAGGCAATCCAGCAAGGATTGACCATGAGGTAGCAAAGCTATTTAATGCAGCAAGCCTAGGATTTTCAATACGATTATAATTACCGTTAGCTGCATTAATCATTGATACTACATAGAATGCGAACTGAGAAAGTTCATCACGAGTTAGATCGCCTTCTGCTTCTAACTCTCTAAATAAACGATGCAGCTTATGACCGCCTTGTCCAAAGTATTTTGCATTTGCAATATACCTTGCACTATCTACTTGCGTTTTATTCAAACTTTCAAATAAGTTTTTATTTCTAAAGCGATTTAGCTTGTCTGATTGCGCTAGCTTATCTGCATCTTTTGTAAAAGCAAATGGAACACCTGTAGTTCTAAAATCAATTAAAGAATAGCTAGGTGCATCCTCTCCTTGATTTTCTTTACTTAAAGTAGGATCTACTGAGTTAATAGTTTGTTCACCGCGCCTTGCAATATTATCATATATGCGTTGTGCAGCTTCTTCACTGTAATTTAACTCCTCAACTAAAAGTTTTTTAAACAACACTGGATTTTTTCTAACTGAACGCCAATCAAAGCCTTGATTTTGCCACCACATATTTATATTATAAATTAATTCTGGACCAGCAGGATTTTCTTTCACATGCTCTTCTTTTGTTTTAACATACAAATAATCGTAAGAGCGTTTGATTGAATCAGCAGATAAAAAATTACGTCTTAGTAACTCAATATTTGATGCACTAACTTCTCGGTCTTTAACTGATTTAGGAAGAAATTGCATTAAAGTAGCTTCATCAATTGTACCATTTGTCCCAAACTTATTTACAACATCCATATACACATCTATTTCTTCAGACAAAATTACAGGATCTGTTGTGTTAAATCCTAAGTTATTTAAAATTTCAATATATGCAGTATGTTCTTCTGTTCCCGGAGTAGAACGCTGATAGTCTGAAATAACTTGATTTAAAGAAGGCAATTTAGATTGCATATCAAAGGCTTTATAAACTGCATAACCTCTTGATGTTCCAAATTCAATTAAGTCTTCTGAAATCTTTACTGCATTTTTATAAGTCATTTTACTTTTGCCAAATAAATTTGCAATAACTTTTTCATCTACAAATAACTTTGCTTTATGAATAATTGTTTGTTGAAACTCTTTAAAGTTAATTCCAGGATGTACAACATCGCCTAATACACTTCCTACCCTTGCTAATATTTCTAGTGCTTTTGGATTTGCAATAGCTCTAGCTGCTTTAATAGCTGAACGTTCTGCACCACGTACAAGACGTCCTGCACCTACTGCTAATACTTCAAGAAAATCACTAGCACCTTGTATATTGCTTAGAGTATTACGCATACCTTTTTTACGAGTAATATAGTCTTTAGCAAGCGTATTAGCTTTGTTTTGTTCAGAAGCAAGATTATACTCTACAACTTTGTTTTGTTTTTTCTTATTTAAAACTTGTTGTTTATTACGTGCTTGCCTTTCATTTATAGCACGCTCTTGCGCTTTAGTTGCTGCTGTAATATATGCGTCAGCAGCTGCTGGGTCATTAGAACGAATATTACTTTCAGTACCAGAAACTACTTTACTAACTAAGCCTCCTTGTGCAACAACATCTGCAACTCCTCGTTGTGCATATTCAATTAACGCAGGATCATTTGTTGTTTCTTCAACTAGCTGTTGATCTGTTTTTTGATTGTTAATAATACTAGCTTGTGTAGCACTTTCATTTTCAACATTAGTAACAGCTGCTTGTTCTGCAGGATTTGTAGCTGTATTTTCTTGTTCACGAGCTTGTCTTTCAATTCCTTCATCAATAGTACTAATGCCTTCACCTGATTGCATACGTCCTATTTTATAAAGCTCAAACAAGTTCATTCGCTCTTGATCAGCACGACGATATATTGACTTATTAAGTCTGTTTCGACTTTGAGCATATACATTACCTGCACTGCCTAAGCCTGTACCTAACACACCACCCGCTACAGCAGCATTAGTAAGCCTGTTAAATACTTCGTCACGAGTATACTCTTTTTCAGAAAAACCTGCAGCCGAAGCCATTTGTAAACCTTCTTGGCCTACCTCAGTTAATGCCTCACGAACTAAACCTTTACCTGCTGCAGTACCTAAAGAACCTACAGAAAAATTAGCAATATCAGAAGGTTGAATTCTTTGTTTACCAATTTCTTTTAAAAATTCTTTTTGTTTTTTAGCAGTAGCTTTAGCAAAAGTAGTTGCGGCTTGTTGTTGTGTCATGCCTTTATTCATTAAGGCTTTAATTACTTTTTGTTTACCTTGTGCGCTAAACACTTGTACAGGTGCAATCAATCCTCTTAAACCTAAGTATTCAAGTGTTGCTTGACCTACACCAGAAATAGAGGCCACTACAAATTGTGAAGTACCTTTGTCTCCTTCCATTTCATTCCAAGTTTGACCTGCATAAATAACAGAGTTTGGAAGTGCGGTTAAACCTGCTACTGCTAATGAGCCACCCCCTGTTGCTAAAGCAATTGGAACTGCAGCTGCAAAAGCAGCAAAAGAAGTAACCATATAAGGAGCTGACATTGCAGCGTTATTTAATACGTATTGAAAACCATTATACAAGTTGTCAACTTCATCGTAGTTAAGCAATAAGTCAGGCGTGTCAGCAATAGCTGATCTAGCTCGCATTACACCTTGTTCACCAATATTTTCAATTAATTCAATATCAGTTGTTTGTCCAATAGCATCTAAGTAACCCCAAAAACCTTCGCGGATACCGTCCCAACCAAGACCCCCTGCAAAGCCCATACCACTAAGTAAACCTTTAGGTTTATTTTCTAGTGTTCTATTAGGATCTCTAAACTGAACTCCAGCATGAATCTCAGGAATATACTCTGACTCATCAATAGCTAATGATTTATATTCAGGACGACCTTGTTCTATCGCATCGGTATAAGCATCACGTTGTTCTTGAAATAAACTACGTTGATCTCCAAAAAGTCGACGATACATTTCACCTTCACGATAAAGAGTAGCGTTCTTTTCAGAAGTAAAAGTATCTAGCTTAGCTAAACCTTCTTTATAAAGTGTTTCCGATAGGTCTTCACCTGCATCATTTTGAATTGATGCAAGATCTCGGCCATAGTCATCTTGTTTACCCGAATATATAATTCGATTAAACCCACCTTTGTTGATGACATCGGCAACAACTTCCGTATTCATGTTGCCGCCGATTTCACCATGTTTAGTTTCAAACTCACCATCGTCATTCTTAATAAGAGAACTAGTTTCAAGGCCATCAAAGCCCATGATACGAATTCTACGCCCTGTTTTATTATCATGAAGCGTATCGCTATCAATCAAGGTCTGAGTATTTCCTTTATTATCTGTAAAAGAAAATATCTCTGCTGGCTTATAACCTTCCATTAATTGCTCCTACTGTTTAACAAGTTTAAATATTTCTAATGCTTTTTTATTGCCTGACAAACATTCATTAATCCAATTCATCATAGGATTCATGCCTTCGCCACCTGCATTAAGAAATACTGTTGGTACGTTTTTGCCTTGTGCTGCCATAGCAGTGTATTTAGTCCAAGTAGACTTATACTTAGCCATATTAAATTGATATAATTCCATAGCTCTTTTAGGATTTTCATTAGAAGATTCCCAAGCTTTGTCTTTAATTTGTTTATCAATTTTAGCAAAAGTTCTAGCATCAGTGCCTTCAATATCTGCATTAGACCACGCGCCACCTGTATCAATGTTGATTTGCCGCTTTTGAAAATAAGCTTGTAAAGAAGAAGGCTCACGGCCTTTCTTTTTACCATCATCAATCCATGCAGCATAGTCACGGTAATACTCTGACATTGCTAAATTAAGATTACTAATAAGATCTGCACGTTGTTGTGCGCCCATTCCGCCATACCCAAACTTACGGGTATTAAATAGCGTATCTGCTTCATCACTTATTCTAACTGACAAAGCTTCAGGTACTTTATCTTCAGGCTCTCTATTAGCATTAACTTCTTTTAAATAAGTTAATCCATCAGTTCTAAAAGCTTTTTTAATATTATCACGATCATGTTGTGACTCTTGATAATCTTCAATATAAGGTGCTACAACAGGATTGTCTAATCGAAGTAATTGACCATCAACATTAATTCTTTCAATATCATCAGTACCAATTACTGTAGGTAACACACCTAATTGAGTATGATAAATTCTACCTCCTCGTTTTTTAATTCCAAGAGGTGTTTTATCAAGCTTTTCATCTAACTCTGTCATGTAATCTTTAGCTGCATAACGAGCAGAAGTAAGATGGTCATATCCTAATACACGACTACCAAAGTATTGTACAGCCATACGAGCAAGAAGCTTATCATCTTTAAGATAACCAAAGTTATCTGCTACCCAAGTCTTAGCTTTTTCCCAAGCACCCGGATCTTGATTTGCTCCTTCATCTGCTGCGCCTTCAATATCACTATCATCAGTATCATCTAGTGTTTGAACGCCTTGTGAAGTATCTGGTGTAGTGCCTGGAGTGCCATCAGGTAATGGAACTAACCCTTCTGTAGCAGGTGGAACAGTTGAACGTTGAGACTCATCAATAAAGATAATATCATCTTCGGTACCCATAACACTAGATAATCGTTCTCTAACTCCACCATACCCGACTTTAATAAAGTCACCATTTTCAGTACGATATACATCATAAAACTCAGGTCCAACTATACCTTCATTTTTAATTTTACCTACTAAGGTTGAATCTGCAGGTGGACCAATGCTTTCTTCACCAAGCCTTGATAAACCTTCAAATATATCTCCAATAAATTCACCCGGACTTCTACTATATTCACGCCCTTCTGCATCTACATACTCATCTTTTTCAGAGTCATAAATGTAAGGCACACCATTACGAATAATAGTATCATTAACTCCTACTTCACCTGCATCTGCTGGTACTTCAGGTTGTTCTACAGTAGCAGGAGGTGCTACTACAGGTGGTACAGTTGTTGCAGCAGGTGGCACAGGTGGAGTAACTGCAGTTGGTGTTTGTGTATTATTTGCTGGCGGTGTTACAACTGGAGGTGCATTTCTTGTACCCGGAGGTGGAGTATAAACAATTTCATCATCATTATTACCGCCAAAAAAATCTAAGATTGGTTGATAAAATGGGTCTTTATCATCTTCATTATTAGCAGAACTACCAGTAGCATAATAACTTGGACTGGGAAACACTTCACCGCCAACTGACATTTTATCAACATCAGACATATATTTTTCATATTCTTTCATTGTCATTGGCGCAGGAACAGGTAATGGTAGTGATTCAGGTTTAGGAGATTGACTAGGTATTTCTTCATACTCAGAATAACCTGCACGGCCTAATACCTTATAAGGATATTCAAATGCCTCTTGTGTTAACCCAAAATCAGTTAATTTACCACTGCCTTCATCTGGACCTCTAACGTTTTTTCTAACTGTACCTGGCCCAGCATTAAACGCACGAATAACATCTTTAGGACTCCATTCAGGATGCGCTAATTGAATACCTTGTAAATACTCTTTTGTTTTTTGACGCATACCTTCTTCGCCAATCGTTGTAACATTAAAAGGCTCTACTCCAAATCCAGGACTATCTGCACTTGATTGTTTCCACTGATAAGCGCCTGTTGCTCCTGATTTTGGATTTACTAATAATGTACCATCTTCTTTAAAATGTCGATCACTTGATTCTACAAATCTTAAAGCATCTAATACTTCATCATTAATCCAACGAGTTTTATACCAATCACTTATTCTATTACCAAAACTTTTACCTTCAGCAGCATAAGTCGGAATAGGGCCACCTTGTTGTGCTTGAATAGCTCTGCCAGCGTCATTTAATTCGTCAAGCATCGGTTGAACACCGGGAAGCCTAGAAGCTTCTGCATTAATAACATTTTCACCGGGAGTTAACCATGCTGGAACTGTATCCGTTCCTTTTGGTCCTCCGGGATGCGGTATGTCTTGCATTGGAGGCACTTCAAACTCAATAGATGTCATATTACCATGACGATCTTTTTGAGTTAACTTTTTAATTTGCATCATTTGCCTCCTCCGCTGCCGGAATCATCGCTATCGTCAATTCTTTGGCCTACACTAGTATAGCCATAAGCAGGATGATACTCACCTCGTTTAGTTTTTTCAATTTCTTGTTGTATAACTTGTCCTGATCCTTTTGTAGAATAGCTATCATCATCTTGCTTAGAAAGCAAAGATACTTCTTTATTAGTAACAGGATTAGTTGTTTGTATTAATGTTCCGCTAGTTCCTACAAGGCTACCATCATCTGTAACAACATATGGATTGTAAGTATCTCCTGAAATAAATACGTCACCTGTATCAGTACCTAGCTCTCCTGTTAACTCAGGAATACCTGGAGTTGATTGAGTATCTATGCCTAACATTTCAGGAGTAATTTCTTGAAATTCATCACCAATTAAAGGATCTATATTAGTATTGCTTCGTAATAAAGAAGGAGTATCTATCATTCCTGCTTTGCTTGCAGGAGTAATTCCTTTCATTCGATCAATACGATCAATATTATAAACAGAATTTTCATAACTACCTAAAGCAGAGCTAAGCATACCTTCACCTGAATCTCTAAGGTTTGAATAGCTGTCGCCTACAGTTGATAAAGCAGTTCCTCTATCTTTGTAAGAAGCTACTGCTTTGCCTGTAAGCGGATCGTATGCACGACCTGAAGCTCCAAATACATTTCCTTGTGCATCAAACGTACCTTCTGCGCCATAATCGCTATCAAATAAACCACCAACAAAAGGCACTAAAGCTAATGGATTTGCTTCAGTAGGCGTATAACCAAACATGCTTGAAGTATTTCTACGCATTCCGCTTAAATCACCTTGTACGTTATCATCACTTCCTGTTGGCACAAACGGTGCTGGTTCAGCGTCAGGCATTGGAGGTGCTGCAACTGGAATAAAAGGTGGAATATTTGTAGTAGGGCTTTGATAAGGGTTTGAAGTAGTTCTAAAGCCTACACTACCTTGTACAAAGTTTTGATTATCAGATAATGGATCTGTTGTAAAACCCATTTGTTCTTGTTGTACTTGGGGTGTTTCACTAGCCGTTTGATTACCTGCGCCTGTAGATAAAACTGCTGGTGTTGCTGTTGCATCTAATGAAGCTTCTTCTGGCTTTTGTCTAAACGCTACTGAAGGCGCAAATTGAGAAGGGCCATAGCGGTCGCCATATTTACCTTTAATAGTAAAACTTGGCTGATATGCAATACCTGACATATAACTCTCCTATTTTAAACCGTAATCAATTTCAGTAACTTCGCCACCTTTTGATTTATATTTAATCTTAGAAATTGGACCTTGCAAACCTGGAATATCTAATGGCGCACGACCTAATGGACGGCGTGGCTTAGTATAACCTGTCTCTTCAGGATTAGCACGAGGTAATGGCATAATTCGCCTTCGCATATTACCTTCAGGTTTAGCAACAGGTAACGGTACAATTGGCCCTTTATCTTTACGATCAACTACTGTACCTTCCTCTGCATACAATGGACCTTTAATTTTACCGCCATGACTGTACAATCCAAATAATTTTCCTGCTGCTAATGCAGCTAAGATATAAGGTCCACCAGCTGCTGCGGCTGGGCCTAAACCCCCTGCAACTGCTGGAGTTGCTGCAGTTGTTGCGGTAGCTGCTGTTGCAGGTGTACCTGCCCCTGCTGTAAAAGCACTTTCAATTCCTTTATTAATTGTAGTATCTAAAACTGTTTTACCAATTTCTTGCATTGGTCCCGGTTTTTGTTCCATTAAAGGCGCAGCTTGCACAGGATTTGTAACGCCGCTAAGTAATGCTTTTCTTTTTTCGTCATCCATAGCAATTTCAATCATTACTTACCTCCACCTGTAGTAACAGTTTGTTTAGGAGCTACGCCTGTTAAACGATTAAAGAAACGATCAAGTGAAGTATCACGAGCTTCAAGCTCTGCTTGTGCTTGTTTTTGCATTGTTGTACCTGCTTGACCAAGTTGTGTTACTCCTTGATCTGCAAAGTCTTGTCGTTGTTTTTGATACTCACCTGCACGACCTGCTAGCGCTGAACCCATTGCTTTAGTTCCTCTTGCCGAACCAAGAAAACCACCAGCTTCTGCAGCCTGTAAGTTTTGCCCTGCAAGATTTCTTAACGCTGCTTGTTCTGCAGCAGCAGTATCATATAGTCCACGACCTAACATTTTATCTTGTGCTATTTGTGTTGATGCATCAATAGCTGCTTGTTGTCGCGGATCTAAGCCTGCAACTACTGTGCTAGGGTCTGCTTGTTGTTGTTCAAGCAAACTTCTTGAAATACCTAATCCTTTTTGAAGGTCAGGTTTAAACTCAGGATCAATTCCAGTTGTTTGAGTAGAGCCTCCTCCAGATCCACCACCATATACTGTACGACTTCCAAACGGGGCATGAATATCGCCAGTGATGTATTTTCCTAAAAGCATTTAATTCTCCTGTATTACGCCTCTCACTGAAACGTGTAATGCCGCATTGTATCTGTGTTTTAAAAAACGACCGTAATCAAGAGCTTCTTGTTCACCCCTAATTGAATCGGCTCGCCAGTGACGACCACCGTTAGCTTTAACGTGTTCAATCATAGCATCAAATAATCTATAGACAACAAAAGCATTATTGTAATCATGATCTACAATACAATCTTTAACATCCATAACATATTCTTTATTATAATAATTACTAAAAGTTGCAGCAGAAAGAAACCCTCTAAGTTTACCGTTGTCATCATAGTCACCTATAACTATAACATGAGGGCTTCCTTCTATCTGTTTTTCTACTAAGGATGTAAAGTACTGAATCCAAACAGCTTCATTACGATCATATCCAAAGTAATTATTATCTTTAGTTGATTTATTCATAAGCTGAATAGCTTCGAACACATCATTGTCCCCAATCTTTTTTATCATTGTCTATTTACCTTTGCTTGTAAATCGGCAAAATTAGTAGCTTCTTTAATATCATTAATCAACTTTAAATTTTGTTGTTCAAGTTCATTAATAAGCTTAACCATTTCTAACAGTGTAAAATCAAGTGAAGATTGTTCTGTAATTGGCGGGTTTTGAATTGCCATTACTTAACGCCTCCTTTCATTACGCCTAGTTGAAAGCCTGATACATTCCATGCTTTAGTATTACTACCTGTGTAACCTGACTCTGTGCTAGCTGCAGCATCATCAATACGATAATTAAGAAAACGTCCTGTGACTCTTAAATCGGTTTTATACGAATCTGCAACTGTAAAACCATTAACTACTAGTTTATTAGCTTTAGCATTAGTTTGTGTATTATCTTCTGCTGTAGTAAGAAATGGATTTTCTCCAGGGTAATTAGTAGCTCTTGCTCTTAATTGAAGAGTAGCACGTTGTGGCTCACCACCTACCGTAGTAATAGTGCCACCATCAGCCCATAAAGCAATGCTATTAAGTGTTTCTGTATCAAAGTTAGGTGTTACAGAAAGTTGTTCACGTTCAGCATAAGAAATATACGGAGTGCCACCAAAGTCATAACCAAGGTCAGCTGCTCTAATACGATTAAACAACGTACCGCTTACATAACCACTTTCTATAAGAATAGGAAATAGTTTATTAGGGTTAGTTTGACTGCTAGACCAAGACCTAACAATGTCAAATGTAGTGCTAATGTTTGTACCTGAAGTACTTTGAGTAGGGTTAGTTGTAGCTACTGTGTTGCCTTCTGCTACAGCCACTAGATTATTAGTTGTAGGAGCTACACTAGCCGCTACTACTTGTGTAGCTGGACTAAATGCAGTTACATAGTTAGCGCCCGAACTAAACTGGCTAGGGCTAATGTCAATTGAAGTAGGAGCAGACGTACTGTCTGGTGTTACAATCAATGCATTATTAGTGCTAATTTCAGCTAGTGCTGCGAGCAACGCACTCTGTAGTGTAGATACTGTACCATTTGGTTTAGCTAACTCTGTAGAGTTTTGTGTTTTATCAGGATCGTAATAAGCATTAAGATAATCTGTAGCATTAGTATGGCTAGTGTCACCATATGTGCTATCATTAGCTGCTGCTGTAAAGTTAGGGTCTAAAAGTCTGCCCGGACCTTCACCATAGTGCCTATCGAATATTACACTACTACCGCTAGTTGTGTTAATAGTAATTGTAACACGAGTCATTTTAGCATAAATAGGTGCAACACCTTCTGTAACTGAAATATTACTTCCTGTTGAATTAGCAATCAAAGGAGATACTAACGTACCTGTACGAGTATTACCCGGAGTTACAGTATAAGCAAAAGAACCTGTTACATTTTTTCTATCTGCACTAGTAAACGTAAGTACTTCATTAGAACGACTTACGGTAAAATAAGTTGTATCTGTCCATGCAGCTTCAATAGCTGTAGCAATTTCTGTAGCTGTAATTTCTTCTACATTAGTAGGTGAACTTCCAGAGTCAGGGTCAAATGCTGTTGTGCTATCAAAGTTTACTGTTACTGCGTTACCTTCAGGTGGCGTAATAGTAATACGATCTGTAGTACTGTGTGCGGCCCGTCCTGCTCTTGTTTGAGCGCCTGTAAAAGTACTGTTACTAAAACCAGCAGGTAAACTACCTGTACTAGCTACTGTAACTGTAAAGTTATTACTAACAATACCAACTGTTGCAGCTGTAGCTGTAACAAGACCTGTCCCTGTAGTTGTACTCCATCCGCTATTAGCATTTATAAGCCCACTGACAGCGGTTACAACTGTAGCTCTAGTCTGAGTACCGCTAAGTACTGTAGTGCTTGTAGAGGCATCTGGGAACGTTACTGTAAGTACTGGTTGTGGAATACTGTTATCAACACCTGTAGTAACTACACTTACTGAAGAAGTAAGATTGCCACCAAAAGTTGTTTCACTATAACCCGTACCTTGATAATCAGTTGCAAAAGCAATTGTTAAGGCACTGTGATTCCCACCGTTAACTGAAGTAAATCTTATATTGTTTCCATTAGCTGCAACACTATAGATAGCAGAAGAACCACCACTAAAGACGCTAAGAGCAGATAATTTAGACACAATATCATCTCTAATCGCTGCTTGACCTGTGAGATTTTTTGTAAGAGTAATTGTCTCGTTGATTGCACCTTGTACTCCGCTTACGGCTGGTGCCGTGATAGTCATTGAAATAGCAGGGCTAAGTGCTGCTGTAATACCGTATACACCTATTCCTGTAGTTGTAGAGTTAGGTGAAATATTAGTTGTTGAACCACTACCAGACACTGCAAAAGTAGATGTACTAAATGCACGAGGTCCAGGAACGTCAGAAGTAAGTGTAAGAACATTAGTAGATGCTGTTGCTGTAAAATCTGCTAAGGCATTGTTACTATTAATATAATCACGAATAGCAGCTACAAATTGTGTCATAGTAATCGTAGCACCATCTGCATAGTCAGTGCCAAGAATAGCACTAGCAGGAAAACTAACATTACCAATACTAGCGTCACCATTAATAACAGCACTAGCACCACCGTCAAGATGTGTAGACTTATCACGATCATAAGTAAATGTTGCTGACGATGGATAAGTAAGTGTGCTTACTGCGTTAACAGTATTCGGACCAGTATCACCTGTTACTGTAAGATCTACAACTTCAAGCACATCAGTAGTAAAGCTACTAAATGTACCAACTGCTACTGTTTTAATAGCTTTAGTACCTACTGTCTTTTTAGGCGTTTTACCATTAATAGTAACTGCTTGAGTCTCTCGTTTACCGCGATTAGTATAACCTGCATTACCGCTGTTCCCCGTTGCGGCAATTGTAGCAGTTGGAATACCGCCACCTTTAATCGGACCAACATCTCCAGCTGCAACCGCATCAAGATCTCGAATAGTCCAAGTATTGTCTCTGTAATTCCATATAAGTGCTTCATCACATTCTCCACCTGTTGAATTAAGAGTTGGATAACACACCCATATTTCTGCTTCTTGATGGTTTTGAAGCGTAAACAATTGACGTTCATGAATTGGATTAAGGTTATTATAAAAGTATTCAGTAACTCTGTTATCTGAAAGAGATTGAATATTTCCTGGGTTTCCAGCAAATGTATAAATGTCGTTAGCACCTACTACAAAATGTTTACCGTCATATTCTACAACGGCACCTGTAGTAAGGCAACCATACTCATCTGTATTAGGCGCAAATGAAACAGGCGCTGCAACATTACCAGTAAGACGCATAACGTGAATACTGTCTGTACTGTAAATATACATATTACCTTGCAGTGATTTCATTTCTTGAATAACGTTTGTTTCAGACAAAGTAAATTCATCTGCTGTACTTACACCTGCTGCAAACGGATTCCAATTGTTTGGAACAGATCCTGGAACTGCAACATCTGATGTACGCACTACACCCGAAAGTCTACGAATAATCTTAGCAGGATTAGTTGAATCTACTTCAGTAAGATCACCTGCAACTAACAAGTCGCCAAATGATTGTACAATTCCTGCTCGACAAGATACAGGATTTCTTGATTCAATATTTACTTTTACAGTGTCACCTACTGATAACCCACCAATTACAATAACTGTAGTATTAGTAGATGTATCTGTATAAATTTGAAAGTTATTACCTGATACAGTAGGTATAGTTCCCGGTAAATTTCCTGGAACAAAGTTAGTTCCATTTACTGTGCCTGAACCAGCAGGGCTACCTGCCTGTGCTGATTTATTATTAGTTCCTGTTACATGAATTTGATTAACAGTAAAGTCTACCTTTTGTCCAAGATCAAATACTGTACTTGCACCTTGTGAATAAGTATCTTCATGAACAATCTGTTCAACTTGATAGCTATCCCATCCCGGAAGCTCTGCAAGAACAAGATCATTAATATTTGTATTACCTGCTGTGTCAAGAATGTAATGTGGTTTATCAATACCATTATTAATAATAAAAGTAAAACCACCACTAAACAATGTATGTTGCCAACCATAAGTTGTAAACGTAAAACCATCACCACTATTTAATGAAGCTGGTGTAATATCTCGTTTAGTTCCTGTGTGATCTTGTACATAAATTTTTTGACCAACTATAATATTATTGCGTACGTAATCAACAACCCAAATATAATAACAACCATGCGGTGCTAAGTTAGGATTTTCCCATACTGCAAAATATCGTGTTTGTCCAAATGTTTCACCTGATGTAGTAATATCACTTGTAATATTATTAAGTAATAGTTCACCAGTAATCTTTCTTACTGCGCCATCTTTAAATCTAACATTCCTAACGTCTGTAAAAACATTAGAGCCTAGCGCAATGGGAGGGGTGTCAATGACTACCCCCGCCGATGCAATATCGACAACAGAAACTACTTCTTCTGCCATTTTACCCCTCCGTTATATAATTATTAAGCGCACTCTT